AATCTTTTATGGTCCTTGGGCGGCAGTGACGCTGGATTATCGTAACCAGCACTTATTTTGGAGGTAAATGTGGATAAACACGTTAGATGTGTGAGTTGTGTATTTTTTCAGCCCCTGTTGCACAGTGGTGTAAAGGAGGGTGATCAGATACGTTTAGGTAAATGTCGCAAGAATGCGCCTACGGTAGCGGGTTTTCCGCAGGTATTGCCGTATGAGTTTTGTGGAGAACATCGATTAGATGCTGAAAAGCTAGGGGTAAGTGATGTCAATTGATTATCAGCCCCCTGGTAAGGCGGCGGAAGGCTTTCACATGGATGATTCTTTCGTTCGTGGGTTAATGGGACCTGTAGGTAGTGGTAAATCTACGGCGTGTTGTTATGAGATTTTGTGGAGATCTTTGAATCAGCAGCCTGGTCCTGATGGTGTACGTCGTAGTCGCTGGGCGGCGATTCGTAATACCTATCCGGAATTGAAATCTACGACGATAAAGACGTGGATGGACTGGATGATTGATATTGCGACGATTAAGTGGGATACGCCAATTACATCAAACATCGTGATTGACGACATTGGTGACGGTACTGGTTTAGATCTTGAGCTGTTATTTATGGCGATTGACCGTCCTGAAGACGTTAATAAGTTGCGATCACTCGAATTAACGGGCGCTTGGATAAACGAAGCGTCGGAATTGGATAAGGCTGCGCTGGATATGTGTACTCAGCGTGTAGGTCGTTTTCCGTCTAAACGTGCCGGTGGTCCTTCGTGGACTGGGGTTATCATGGATACCAACCCGCCGGACGATGATTCGTGGTGGTACAAACTTGCAGAAGAAGAGAAGCCTGATACCTACAAGTTCTTTAAGCAGCCAGGTGGATTGCGTAAAGATCTCGACCCTAAGTCGCCGACGTTTAATGAATATGTCCCGAATGAGACAGCGGAGAATATTCAGAACCACTCGCTAGGCTATCAGTATTATCTGAATCAGGTGCCTGGTAAGACTGAGGACTGGATCAAGGTCTTCTTGTTGGGTGACTACGGTACGACGTTGGATGGTAAGCCTGTTTACCCTGAGTACAACGATAAGGTCCATCACGTTGAGAAAACATTAAATCCAGTTCCCGGGATGCCGGTAATTGCTGCGTTTGACTTTGGATTAACTCCCGCATGTGTTTTTCTGCAAATGTCGCCAAAAGGTCAATTGCTGGTGCTTCGGGAGCTGGTATCTGAAGACATGGGTATTCGTCAGTTTTATTCGGAGGTGGTGAGACCTTTTATATTGGAGACGTTCCCCTCGAATAGAGTTGAGGCGGTTGGCGACCCAGCTGGTAATATAAGAGCGCAGACAGACGAAAAAACCTGTATGCAAGAACTACTTAGTCTTGGTTTAATTTGCGAACCGGCTTCGACTAACGAATTCATCAAGCGCCGCGAGAGCGTGGCGTTCTTCCTACAACGAATGTCAGGTGGTGAGCCTGGCTTCCTACTCGACCCTAGCTGTAAGCAATTGCGAAAGGGTTTTAACGGCGGTTATCGATACGAGCGTATCAGATCGTCTGGTACTACTAAATTTAAGGATCGACCTGTGAAGGATAAGTTTTCACACATTGCTGACGCATTGCAGTATGGCTGCTTGTATGTGCGTGATGAGATGAACCCTGTCCGTGCAAGGTCCGTAAAAGGCGCATCAGTTGGCGGTTGGGTATAAATCATGGCACTGAATTCAGTAAAGCTACAGAAAGTCTCGGAAGAGAATTTAATCGAAGACGAGCCAACAATGTTGTCGTTGGCGGCACACGTTAAGAAGTGCTACGACGAGGCGAAGTCTGCTAAGACAGACATAACTGAGCGATTACTGCGTTGTGAGCGCCAGCGTCGTGGCGAATATGATCCAGATAAGCTGGCAATGATCCGAGATACAGGTGGATCTGACATCTACATGATGCTGACAGACATTAAATGTCGTGCAGCGGAGTCCTGGATCAAGGATGTCATGCTAAATGCTGGCGAAAAGTCTTGGAGTTTGCGTCCAACCAAGGAGCCGGATGTTCCTGACGAGCTTCGTGATGAAATTATTGAGACTGTTGTGATCGAAGCAGCTGAAGCTGGTCTCGAAGATGGTCAATTTGAGCCTCAAGTAGTCAAAGTCCGCATGGAAGAGATCTACGAAGAGGTTAAAAAGCGTCTAAAGCACCAGGTACAAGAGTCTGCCATGAAGATGGAAGACCGTATTCTGGATAAAATGCAGGACGCAAAGTTCAACGACATCATGTCTGAGGTCATTTATGACTTCGTTACCTTCCCAACTTCGTTCGTAAAGGGACCGATTGTTCGCAAGAAGAAGAAAATGGGCTGGGGTAAGAACTGGACACCCAAGGTTGAAGAGGCAATTGTTGAAGATTTCGAGCGTGTTAGCCCGTATGACATCTTCCCATCGCCAAATGCTACCACTTGCCAAGACGGATACATCATTCAACGTCATCAATTAACCCGTGGTGACTTGGATTCTATGCGCTCAGCGCCTCAATTCGATAAAGAAGCAATTGAACAGGCGCTATATGACTACGGTAATCGCGGTATCCGCGAGATGATCCAGTCAGATTCTGAAAGAAATCTCCTACAAGGGCGCAATAACTCGCTGTCTGGCACCGATGTGATAGAGGCAATTGAGTTTTGGGGTCCTGTTTCTGGTCGTATGCTCGAAGAATGGGGCATGGATGGCTTGGATGAGTACAAAGAGTACGAAGTAAACGTGTGGATCTGTGGCGAACATATTCTAAAAGCTGCACTAAACGTCGATCCTTTGACGCGCCGTCCATACTCAAAGGCAAGCTGGGAGGCGATTCCTGGCGCGTTCTGGGGTTTAGGCTTACCAGAGATGATGCGAGACGTGCAAAGCGTTTGTAACGCAGCAGCTCGCGCCCTAGCTAACAATATGGGCATTGCTTCTGGTCCTCAGGTAGAGGTGTCAGTAGACCGACTGCCAGATGGCGAAGATTTGACACAAATGTATCCATGGAAGATATGGCAGACAACTTCTGACCGCACAGGTGGTGGTCAACGTGCTGTTAACTTCTTCCAGCCAAATATGAATGCCGACACGTTATTGAATGTGTATCAGTTCTTCCAGAAGGTATCTGATGAAGTGACTGGCGTACCTAACTATGTGTACGGCAGCGCGAATGTATCAGGTGCTGGTCGTACCGCTTCTGGTTTATCGATGCTGATGGAAAACGCGGCTAAAGGCTTGAAGCAAGCAATCCTCAGTCTGGATGGTGCTGTGAGTAACGTAATTCACCGTCTGTACGATCACATAATGATCTATGATCCAGATGACAGCATTAAAGGCGATATGCAGATTGTTCCAGCGGGTGTCGTTGGTACGCTTCTGAAAGAGTCAGTACAGGCTCGTCGTAATGAGTTCTTGCAGATGACAGCTAACCCTGTTGATCTACAAATCATGGGTCCTGCTGGACGCGCTGCGCTTCTTCGTGAGGCGGCTAAGGTGCTGAATATGGATGTTGATCAGCTTGTTCCAGATCCTAAGGATATCAAGGAGCAGCAGAAACAGGCAGAAATGCAGCAACAAGCCATGCTTGAAGAACAAATGATGGCGCAACAAGGCGCTCCAATGGATCAACAACTACCAGTAGAGGGTATGTAAATGGGTAAATTAGCTAACTTAGCTGGCGGTTTTGCTGGCGGCTTTATACAGGGCAAACGCGCAAAGAAAGCAGACGAACGTGCTGAAACTATGGATAAGGCATACGCTACTATCATTGATCAGATGGGTGCAAAAAAATCGTCGCAACCTGTTGAAAATGCAGTGGTTACGGCGGATACTAAGGGCGCAACAAGCACTTCAGATCCAGATGAGGAGTCTGTAGTAAGTGCGTTTAAGGATGGCGGCATGGTCGGCTATTCAGAAGGCGGTACAGTTGGTGAGTTACCAATGGGCTGTCGAATGGCATGGCAACGTCAGAGCTTTAAGAAGAAGCAATGAATTTAGATCAGAAAACTCGGGATGCAATTTATCGTTTGGGCAATGACGATGATTTCCAAGTTTTCCTACAGTATTTAGCAAAGCTGCGTGATGAGCGGCTTGTCGAGCTGGAAGACGCTACGGTAGCGCTCCAGGTCAATAAGTTGCAGGGCTACTGTCAATCACTACGCGACATTGCTAGGTTGTGCGAACGAAAGTAAGCACTTTTTTTAACTACGCCGAGAATACCGGATCGTAGTGAGAGAATACCGTTTGGCTCTCTTGCGTAAGGATCGGCTCACGGAGTTTTAGATGCCCACAAAGCGTAATAGAAACATTGAGAAGCAAGAGCAAATTGCTGATGAGATGTACCAGAAAGTGTACGGGAAAACCGAAGATGCGGCTCCTGTAGAAAGCAACGAAGGTGAGGAATCACTACCTGTTCAAGCAGAATCGGAAGCACCAGCAACCGAAGACGCTCCAGTAGAAGAGGCGCAAGCTGAAGCTGCGGAAAACGTCGAGGAAGTAAAGGCGGAAGAGAAAGCACCGGAACCCAGAAAAGATGACTGGGAGCA